CGAAAACGGCGTTCCAGGTAGCTGAATTGAGTCCCAGGCGTCCGATGGTCTTCACCTGGAAGACGCGGGCTTCGATGTGCCCGTCGACCAGCATGCCGCCCCCGGGAACCGGGGTGACCACCAGGTACTTCCGTGGCTCCGACGGCGGACCCACAGGGCCCTGGTAGATGACCGGAGGGTCTCCGCCACCGATGTCCTGCTCTCCTAGCCAGGTCATGAAGTCAGAAGTCAGCATCGAAGATCCCCAGCGCCTTCAGTTCCTGCTTGGCCTGTAGCTCCTCGGGAGAGAGCCTGTGGACGTTCGGTGCCCGGTGGTAGACCTGGTTCTCGCCGTCCAGCACCTCGGGGGAACCGGAGGCGCGCAGGTCGTGGAACTCGCGCGGGGCCAGCTCGAAATACTCCGAGTTGAGGTCTTCCATGCAGTCGGCCATGGCCTGCTGCATCGCCTCCCTGCCGTCCAGAATGGCGTCCGCGAGCTTGTGGAGGCAGTCCGGGTTCTTGTTCAGGAGAGCCGAGGCCAGGGCCAGTTCGATGCCGCCTCGCGGGTGATTGAACCCGATGCCCGTTTCTTGATAGTGTGCGTAGATTTGGTCGACTGTGAGAGACCCCGTCAGGTCAGTCTCCGTAGCCGCCAGAAGCTCTTCGATCTTCTCCCCGAAGGACCCCATCAGGCCCACCAAATCGGGGCGAGGTCGAAGTCACCCATCGAGAACATCGAGCCTTCGTAGTGGTTCACGACGGCCGGGTTGTCGGTGCGCTGCTGCGAGCCTGCGCCCGGCAGCGACAGCATGATCTCCCCGGTACGGATCTTCTCCAGGGTGTTCATCGCGCTCTGGGCCTTCACCTGCACCGGGTGCGTGGGCTGAAGGGGAATGCTGCCCAGGTAGGTGATCGTGGCGTACGAGGCCGCCAGGTCCCGGGAGATCATGCGGACGATCGGCGGGACGGCCCCGCTGTCGATCGGCAGTGCGTAGCGGGCGGTCAGGTAGCCGTCGATCAGGGCGTCGGCTTCATCGATCTTGTCCTGGATGTCCCCGTCCGCCATGGAGGCGGCGGACGTGGGGTCCAAGAGGCCGCCAGCGGCGAGGGCCGTACGGACGCTTACCAGTGTGGAATACGACATTACGGCCCTCCCCTCGTGCTGGTACTACTCGGCGGACTTGGCCGGACGGCCCGGACGACGCGCAGGCGCCTTGGGCTCCTCCGGGGCTTCCGGGGCTTCCGAAACCTCCGGAACCTCGCCGGGCTCACCCGAGACCACCAGAACACCCACGCCGTTGCGGACGTGGTACTCCGCCGTCGACCTGGGAAGGGCGATCTCCTCACCGGTCTGGATCGGAAGCAGGCTGACACCTCGGTCCGGGTGGAAGATCGACGTGTTCGGCCGGGTGACCCGGAACAGAACGTTCTCTTCTGCCATTTATGTGCCTCCTTGTGTCGCCGTGCCGGGCTTTGAAATAGCCGCAATGGGTCTTATCAGACAGACCCAATTCTGACACAAAAGTCAAGGCCGATCTATAGCAGGCTATTTCCCTGGGACGTACTTCTTACCGTTCAAGATGTCCGACAGAAGGGGCGCCGAAATGCCTTCCAGTTGCGCAAAGGCCGTACGTGTACCTCCGTGAGCTGCGAACTTGGCCCTGATCTCCTCCGCACGCTCTACTGTCATCTTCACCCGGGGCTTTCCACCGGACGGAATGTAATCCGGGTCCACCCACGTCTGGTTCGCCAGCAGGTAGGTGATGGTGGCCTTCACCACTCCGTACTCTGCGGCCAGACCCTCGTGACGGTAGTTACCTGTCGCGTACTTTTTCCGGATAGACCTGACCTTGGACCAGGTCAGTTCAGCAGCCGGGTTGCCCTCTCCCCGACGATGCTCCCCGCCCAAGTCGCTGAGCGGCGTGTACTCGGGGTCTTGCCACAGCTTGTTCTGAAGCACTTCCTGCACGGTGGACCGGTCAATCTCGAACCGCGTAGCAAGGTCGAGCTGCGTCCACTTGCGGGTGGCGAACAGTCGCCGGATCCGGGCAGCTCTCTTGCGATCCAGCTTGGTCGTCCCGTTGCGGGCCCTGTCGTCCGACTGCTCGGGCTTCAGACCCCACCGCAAGTTACTGGCGCGGTTGTTGAGCCGGTCGGAGTCCAGGTGCCTGACCTCGTGCCCCGGCGTGGGACAAGGGCCGTGAAACGCCTCGCAGACGAGTCTGTGCACGGGCCGGGAGTGCTTCTTCCCGTCCAGATGCACAGTCACCTGCAAGTAGCCCCGGTTGCCGACGATGGGCTTTACGACCGAGAGGGGGCCTGTGACCTGCCCGTCTTCACGGATGCGGTACTGGGTGAACGTGGGGTGTGTGAGTCCCTTCATGGCGCCAGTGTAGCGTAATAACTAGCACGAAGAAGCCCCCTCGGTTGAGGGGGCTTCTTTACGCCGCTGACCTGCGAGTATCGATCAGATACCCGTTATCACGCGTCCCGCTTTTGGCTGATCGAGGAAGATCGCGCTCTGGCGGACGACGTTGCAGCGCCACGTCTCGTTGGTGGAGTTGTGCTCCAGCGGCGTGACGTCCAGGGCGCGCTCGTCGGCGATGCCGCCGATGGTCTTGGCCTCCAGGAGGATCGCGGAGTTCGCCGGGACGCGCCACGACTTGACGATCTTGAACTGGCCGAAGAGCAGACCCGGCAGGGTCAGCCGGTCGGCGGACGCCGTACGGTCGGAACCGACGAAGTACTTGTTCATGTCGGAGTTGAGCGCCAGGTCCATGGCACGCGCGTGGTGCAGGATCAGCGTGTCCGGCTCGAAGCCGAACTTGGCGACGCCCGTCTGGTTGGTCGACTCCGCGTCGGCGAGCTGGATGGCCAGCATCGCGTTCGCCAGCGTGGAGCGGACGTCCGTGGCGGTCGCCCAGGCGGTACCCGAGGCGGTCGACGCGAGACCGGCGATGGCCGCCGAGAGGAACGCGTCCTCCCAGGCTGCCTTCATCGAGTTCACGACCTGCGTGATGCTCGTGTTGACGCGGTCCATGTCGTTCCGGCGGCGCATCTCCTCGGTGAACTCGATACCGAAGGCACGCTTGATGGTCCGCGCCGCCTTGCCGATGCCGAGGTTCGCCGTGATCAGCGGGATCTCGCCGCCCTCAGCGACCACCGAGGGGCCGCCGTTGGCGTAGAGCGGAGTGGACTCGTTGTACAGGACGACGCCGCTGGGGACGTCCTGCACCTTGCGTAACACCGTGTCGGTGATGAACTGCTGGTCGGCCAGGGAGAGAATGCGCTCCTTGATGACCGCAGGCCGCTTGAGCAGGGTGTTGACTGTGAGGCGGTAGCCGTCGTTGCTGGAAACGGTTCCGACCGTGGTCTGAGGCATGTCTCAGTCGTCCTTTCGGGATTCTTCTCGGGATCAGACGCCGAGACGGAGGTCGACCGGGCCGGTCGAACCGTTGGAGATGGCGGCCTGGGCGATGCCGATGATGGCCGCCGGGGAGTCCGTGCCGGACACCCAGGGAACGACGGTGCCTGCGGCACCGGCCTTGAGGACGTCGAACGCGGCGACGGCGCCACCGGCCAGGAGGTTCCAGACACCGGCCTTGGAGATCGCGACGTAGTCCGTGATCGTGGAGGCGTCGAAGGCCTTGCGGGTCACTCCGGTGCCGTACGTGTTGTCCGCGTCCGGGACGGACGTACCGACCGCGTCATCGGTGGCGACGCCAGCGACCTTCAGGGAGGTCACACCGGCTTCCTGAATCTTGGTGGTGCTGGTCTCGGTGACGAACTCAACCAGGCGCCCGGCGCGGACGGCACCGGAGCTGATGACCTGGAAGGTCTGCGGGGAACCGGACTTGAAGACGGGGCTCACACCCATGATCTATCTCCTTAGAGAGGTATCTGCCGGGAGCCCCGGTCAGTGACGGCCGTACTGCTCGCCCCACAGGGACGCGAGCTTCTTGTCTTCCGATGCGGCCATGGCCTCACGGTCGTCGCTCTCCGGGGAGTAGCTGTGACCGCGTTCGCGGGCCAGGTCGATGTAGCCGGTAGCCGAGTCGAGTAGCTGCCGGACGATGGCGGAGGCGTCGACCGTTTCGATCCCGCCCACCTGGTTGGAGAACTCCAGCGTCGCGGCAGGGCCCGCGATGAGGACGGGCCGGGCCAGGTCGACCAGCGCAGCCGGAACACCCTTGCGGACAGGCTGACGATCTCGGGGCCTGCCTCGTTGGAGAGGCTGACCGCTCCGGCTCCGACCAGTTCCCTGGTGGGCTCGGTCTCCGCTGCGGCGGACGCGGCTTCGGCCGCTGCCTCCTCGGCGACGGCTTCGGCTTCCACGGAACCCTCGGAGGCTTCGTCCTTCGCGCGGGCGGTCTCCCACAGCGCGGCGAAGTCCTCGTCGGAGAGGTCGTCCAGGTCGGCTGCGTCGGTGCCGAGTGTGGGGTCTTCGGTGCCCAGGCCGCTGTTGAAGTCTCCGGTGCCCAGGCGTTCGGCCAGTTCGGCGTCGGTCGGCTCGGTGTCGGCAGGGACCTCGGCGTCCGCGTCGGTGTCGTCCGTGGAGAGCCCCAGCTCGGCGGCCAGCGCCTCCAGTTCGGCGTCCGTGAGGTTTTCCGCGGCCGCCTCGATGTCCTCCTCTGAGGGGAGGTCCATCTCCGCGTCGTCGGTGTCGAGGTCCAGCAGACCCGGCTCGCCCGGCTCTTCGATCAGTTCGTCGGAGTCGTCGGCGTCGAGGGAGGCCTCAGCGGTGTCGGCCGGGGCGAACGCGGAGGCGAAGATCGCCAGTTCGTCGTCGGTC